TGCTGGGCCTTCCACCACGACTCGTTCCCGATCTTCTTTTCTCGCTGCGCGATACCCCAGTACAGGTCGAGGTGCAGGCCACACGTCACGGTGCCGGCGTCCTGAATCCGCGCCAACATCGAACGGTCGTCGAGCGGATTGTGGGAGTGGGTGCGCAGCCACAGCAGCATGTCTGCGCCCTTGGCGGCCCGGACGATGTCGTCCGCGGGCACGTCGCGGACCCGCATGAATTCGACGTCCCAGCCGAGCTCGCGGGCGCCCTGGTCGACGTCGACGTGCCACGACTCCATGCGGCCGTCGTTGCGCTCGAGGTCAGGGGCGCCGAGCAGAATCAGTCTCACGACCCCTCCTCGGCTGGTTCGGGCTGGATCCGTTTCGCCTCGATACGCAGATACACCGGATCCGACGGCTGAACAGTCGCGATGACGTAGAACGTGTCGCCGCCCCCGCGGAGCTCGTCGCCGCGGCGGACGTCCGCGTCGGGCAGGGCGTGGATAACGTGCGTGAGCTCGGCTCCAGCCTGGGCGGCCGCGACACGTTCGGCCGCCGTTGGCTGCGACACCTGGGCCTGGATCTCGCCGGCGGGCACCATTTCGACGTCCTGCCCGCCGGCGCCGTCCTCCATCGTGTCTGGCCGCCAAACGGCCAGCGTCCGGCGGAGCTCGTGGACGCTGACCCTCACGACCCGAGCAGGCTTTCCGTGCTGTCACCCGAGTAGGGCGACACCAGCGTCACCGCGACGAACGATGACCCCTGGGCGGCTTTGATGACGGCCTTCTGTTCGGCGTCGGTCAGGTAGACGGCCTCGCCGCCCTCCCGCCGAGCCCTGTCATACGACTGCGACCGGTCGCCCTGGGTCCGCTGCGACAGGGCCTCGGTGTTCTCGAAAGCCCGTTTAGCCGACCAGATGCAGATCTTCTCGACCCGCTGCGGGACGCCGACGACGGCCGACTCGTCGCCGTTGAGCCAGTCCTCGCCGGCGACGTCGCGGATGAGCTCGCTCGCGTCGACCAGGCACGCCGTTGCCCGGCTCGCCTCGTCCCCTTGCGGGGTGTAGCCGAGGCGAGCCGAGAACAGCGCCAGCGACGCGAGTGGCGGCCGGTCGGCCATCGTCAGCTCGTCGCGGTCTCGAGCACGACGATGCGCGGGAACTCGGTGCCGGAGTCGTTGTCCGGAACCGCGACCGCGCCGGCGAACGTCGACACCACGGTGGCGTCGGAGAGCTTGTCCGGCACGTACTGGAAGATCTGCCGCATCCCGATGCCGCCCGCCTCAGCTGTGGCCGTCGACGTGGCGCCACGCGGCGAGACCGGTACACGGTTCGCGAACGCGAAACCCGACTGGTGATAGGCGGCCGCCCGGCCCGCCGCGAGCCCCGAAGACTCGACGACGGTGAACCCGCGGTACCGGCCGATGATGGCCTCGCGGAGAGCGGACGAGCTCCCGGACGCGTCGACCCGGGCGAGCAGGTCGGCGGCGAGCAGGAACGTCGCCACCTCGGGCGAGACGGCCAGCCACCGGTCCGTCAGCGGAACATCGTTGCGGCCGAGCAGCTCCCGGGCCTCGAGGATGACCTCGTCGATGTTGCTGCCGTCGACCTCGACGGTCAGGTCCGACGACAGGTTGTTCATGACGGTCGCCATCTGGTTCTCAGCCCGGGTCGCGACCGCGGCGACCTGGACGCGGGTGATCTGGCGTCCGAAGTCCTCGAGGTTGAGTGAGAGCTCCTCGTCGCTGACGAGCTTGGCGTGGTAGAGGTGGGCCAGCGTGACGTCCACCGCGACCTCGTCGACGTCGTCGTACGTGATGGTGCCGCCGGGGGTCGACTGGGTCCGGGCCGTGCTCGGCTGTGGGACGCGGACGGTGATGGTGTCGCCGTTCGAGCCGGCGAACTCGCCGCCGGGCACACGGGACGCTGTCATGGGCAGGACGAGCAGGCGCGTAAGCAACTCGATCGCGAGCGACGAGATGCCCTGCGCGGTGAGGACAGCCACTGCTGTTCACTCCTTCGCGGGTAGCAGCGGCATCCGCCGCTGTCAGAAAGGCCGTTTGAGGATGTCCTCGGCGAGCTCGGCCGGGGACTTGTCGCCCGTCGATCCGGGCACTGCACCCGAGGTGAGTTTCTCGGTCGGCCGGCCTGACGGGGGGAGCGCCTTAGCGGTGCTCTTGCTGCCGTCGCCGTCTTTACCGTCGCCCTTGGCGCCGTCCTTGCCGCCGCTGTCGGCGGACTTCCCGGCCTCGCCGGTGCTACCCGTGGCGCCGTTCTTGCTGGCGTCGCCGTCCTTACCGCCGGCTCCGTCGCCGGAGCCGTCCTTGCCATCGTCGCTCTTCGCGGCGTCTTGTGGCTTGAACGACGCGACGAGATCGTCCGCGTCGGCCATCAGCTCATCGCGGGTCTTGCCGCTCAGGCGCTTCGCCTGAGCCGGTGTGAGGCCCTTCGCCTCAGCCACCTCGCGCCGCAACTCGCGCGCGTCGGCCTCGCCGAGTTTCTCCTCGAGCTTGCCGAACCGGTCGAGCAGCTTCTCTAGGGCGCCCCGGTTCTTGTCCGCGTCGTCGGCCCTCGACTTGAGGTCGTCGTAGTCGGCGAACTTCTCCCGCTCACGCTTGAGCCGGTCGCGCACGACGGCGTCGACCTCGGCCTGAGTGAACGTCTTGCCGCCGGTCGCGCCGGCGTCGTCGTCTGCCATGATTCCCGGACTCCGTCCCGGCCCGAACGGGGCCGTCAGCGATGCGCCTTCCTCCTGCACGGGCCCGTTGTCAGGCACGACCACGCAGACAGGTGTATGTGCAGATCAACAATGAACCACGCGAACCGGTAACGCGGGTCTACTCGCCGTCGGGCCTGATGACCAGGTAGGCGTTGGACCAGCCCTCACGGTCGAGCTTGCGGAATGCTTCGGCCTCGCTCAGCTCATACTCACGCACATAGGTGGCCAGCACGCCGGCAGCGGATCCGCCGGAGGTGCTCACCGTGCCGTCCGCGTTCAGGATGAGCCGAGCAACCTCGACGCCGTCGCTGACTTCCAGCATCGGCAACACAGTCCGGGCCACGACCACTCCTCGTCAGGATCTCGCGAACAGATTACGCGTTCCGCGGGCATGGGGCTCGATGGCCGCCAGCACATCCAGCGCGTGATCAAGCCACACCTCACGTCCGAGCTTTCTGTAGGCCGGACGCAACGCCTGAAGCCGACGGCGGATTTCCACAACATCGGCTCGGGTAAGCGGATTGTGAGCCCACTCTCCGGTGTGCCCATCGACGTCACCGCGGACGTAGTGTGTCGCGAACGGGCCACGTGTGCTGGTCGTGAAGAGACCGCTCGGATCACGCATCAGCAGCGGCGGATCTACCCTGCCGACGAACTTGTCCCCGAAGGAGTAGGCGTGGTCGATCGGGCGGGGCGGCCCATCGGCCGACAGCAGCCAGTTACCCGTGTGACGGTCATTTCCCTCTGTAAGCAGGTCCAGCAGGCCCAGGCGCCGCCCGTCATCGGAGTCGATCGCCTGCTTAAGTCGGGCCTCCAACCGGGCCCGCTCGGCCGGTGTCCGCACGCCAGCGATAAGACGGTCGACAGACGGGGCGTCGATGTGGTCCATCCACACTGCCCCTGGCTCGTCCCGATATACGCGGGGGGCCCCAACCCGCAACGCTCGCGCCATCATCGAAACAGCCTGTTCCGCATCCGCCTGGGCCACCTCCCGCCCGCGGCTGCCCGGCATGCCCTTGAAAACCACCCGGGCCCCGGGCACGTTGACCACATCCACGACCGCCGACCCGCCACCCCGCAGCCGAACCCTGTCCGCCGACAACTTGGCACGACCTACCGTGGCGGCCAGGTCCTCGATACCGTCCAGGTCCAGATGGAATGGTTTCGCCGCCTCCGGTACTGCCTGCGTGGCCCGCCAGTGTTTGCGCCACGCCCGCACCGCAGCTTTCCCACTCAGGCCGGCTGTCACCCGATCCCACGCCTCCTGGAGGAGCCGCACCTCGGGGGGTTCCGTCTCACGCGCCCAGATCGGTTCGGCTGTGCAACTGCAACCGTCGTGGGCCTCGAACTCGGCAGCCTCCTCCGAGTCGTAGATGGTGCCTTGCTGGGCCAGCAGCCCCACGCAGAAGTCACAAGGGCTGTCCGAGATGACCCGCCGCCATCCGACGATCGCCATCAGCGGCCCGCGGCGAAGGTCTCAGTGAGCGTCGCCCGGGACCCGTTGAGGATCTGGCGCTGCACCGACGCGATGAGCTGGTTTGTCATCGACCGCTGGGCCGAGTACTCCGACCCGGCCCCGTGCGCCCGCAGATGGGTCATGAACGCCCCAACCGAGGTGATGAACAGCGACGCCCTGGCCGCCTCGAGGTCAAGGCGCGGGGTGACCGGGTCCACTGTGGCGCCCGACGCGGCCGCGTGCTGGCGCAGGTATCGGGCGCCGAGCGCGGCCGCGGCACGGTGGCCGCCGATGACGAGCTCGAGGACGCGACGGTCGGCGCCGGCGGCCCACCAATCGGCGATCGCCATCACGTCGGCGCCCGCCGCGATCGTGCGGGTACGGCCGGCGGCGATGCGGACTAGCTGGTTGAGCTCACGCCGATGCGCCGCTGTCAGCGCCCGTGCGCGCGGGTTCGCCACCGCTGCCTCCCTCGCCGCCGAGCATGTCGTTAAGGCCCTTCACGATGTCCCGGTTCGCGGCGGCCCGCTTCCACCGGCGCACGTCCTGCTGCTTCACCCCGGGGATGCGGTCCCACAACTCCTCCGGCGGGATCTCGAGCTGGGCCGCGAGTTTGCCGAGCCCGTCGACGATGGCGGCGAACGCGCGCGCCGAAGTGTCGCGCCACAGGATCTGCGAGTTGTCCGGGATCGTCTCGCCCATCATCGCCGCGGTCGCCTCGAACGTCTGCTCGTGTGACTCGCCCAGCCCGGTCTTGCGTTCGTCGACCGACCGGTCCCGGCCGGCCTCCGCAGCGGCGAGGGCCTCGGCGGAGAGGTTGACGAGCTCGCCGACGAGCTCGTGCACCGGCGTCTGTGACAGGGTCGCGGCAAACCGCGCCGTCGCGTCGCGGGACTTGAGGAAACCGTCCAGCGTGGTCTCGTTGAACTCGCCGAGCTGCATGTCGGTGGGCGCCTCGTCAAACGTCCACAGCTGCGACGCGCCCGCCGCCATCTTCGCCGTACGGTCGCCTGGCACCCAACCGACGACCCAACGCTGACGAAACGCCGAATACCATTCGGCCGCCTTGAGGCTGAACGACGTCAGGTTCATCTGATCCTGCAGTGCCATCAGCGGCGCGACCTGCCCGGCGACGACGCGGGTTTTCTGGCCCAGTCCCGGGCCGCCCAGGGTCTCCGAGTCGGCGTCGTCGTCTAGGTCCAGGTCCTCGAGGTCGCGGTAGCGCACGACTGGCGTACGCGGAACGCCGCCGATGACGCAACCGTGCGGAGCGGACTCGACGAGCTCCCACCGGTCGCTGACGCGACGCAGCGTGTAGACGAGCTCGTCGTCGTAGAGGCGCCAGTCGCCGGCGTTCGGCCGCCGCTCAAACCCGTAGACCGGCCAGTCCGGGTCGGCACCGTACGCGGTCGTGAGCAGCCGCGGCGACACGGCGCGGATGACCGGCATCGGGTCGCCTGGTGTGACGACGGTGTACGAGGTGCCGTAGGTGAAGCACGCCCGGTGCAAACCGGCCTGGTGCTTGTTCATCCGGTTCGCCATCCACGCCTGCCAGACGGGGACCTCGACGTCCTGGGCGTCGCCCTGGTCGTCGGTGCCTGGTGCTATGAACCCGTCGACGAATAGCGACTGGGTCAGCGACTGCACGACGATATCGCAAATGTTGACCCGTGCTACGCGGGCCATCTCCTTGACCTCGTTCGGCGCATCAGTCGGGATCACCGCGGGCAGCCGCTGCCGGCCGGTCACGTACAGCCGCAACACGTCGAGTTCTGTCCGCTCGCCTTGCTGCTGCTTGTGCATCTCGTCGGCCTTGGCAATCGCCTCGGCTTCGTTGAGCGCCATCAGAACACCGCCCTACCTGTGCGTGCCTTGATCCGGACCTTTCCGGAGTTGAGCGCGAGCCGCCGCCCCATTCTCGCCCCGACCATGCACACAGCCAGGTCGACGTGCTTGGACGAATCGCGCGTCACCTTCCCCAACGAAACGCCCCACGGATTCGGCCGCCGCTTCGCCTGGTGCGAATGGGTGCGCAGGATCGGATGCCCATCCCACGTCAGCGTCTTGTCCTCGTCGATGTCGCGCGCGGTCTGCATCGCCGCCTGAGTGAAAACCATGTTGCGCCCGACGGCGCCGGGCGTGCGGATACGCATGTCGAACAGCACCGAGTGACCGATCTTCGCGCCGCCGGTCGCCCAAACGGGCAGCTTCTTATGAAAGTCGCGGTGCCACCCGTCGAGCATCTCCATCCAGTAGAGCGCCTCGGTCTCGTCGTCCTTCGCCGGCGAAGGGTCCGCTCCACACCAGACCACCTTGAACCGTGCGAACGCGGCCCGCCCGACGGCGTCGACCTCGTCGCGAGGCGCCAACCAGCCGTCGCCGCGCTTGCCAGGCGGCCGCTGCCACACACCGAGCGTGAAAATGTGCCCGTCGGAGATCCTGCAGCCGACCAGACCCGTCGAGTCGAAACTCTTCGAGCAGTCCAGGAACATCGACATCTGCTCACCATCGGCCACGACGATGTCCGGGCGGGCGAGCGTGTCGAAGGTGCGCGGATTGATCCAGGCATCCTCCGACGTGGCGAGCCCGTTCAGGTAGTAGCGGATCGAGTCGGCCACTGTCTGGTCCGGGTCCTGGACGTCGCCGACGAGCCGCTCGAGGTCAGACCAGGGCGCATCCATGTACGCGGCGCGCAGCCCGGCCATGAGCGAGTCCTCGTCGAAGATGTCCGTATTCGGTGGGGCCTCAATCGAGTCGTACAGGATGTCGACCCGCACCGTCTGACCCGAGACCTGCTTCTGCCACGCCTCGTACGACTTCTCAGCGACCGAATCGGCGCCCTGGGCGTGCGCGTTGGTCCCCTCACACATCCGGGCCTGGATCTCCCGCGGCGACTTCCCGACATTGCGCCGCGCGACCTTTGCGACCCGGTCGCCGCCGCTCGACTCGGTCATGTGGTGCGACTCGTTCAGGAACACGAACGTCGCCGGGTCGCCCTCGGACGACTTCTCCGACGAGGTCGGGATCTCCATGCGGCCACCCGACTCGTCAGCCGACGACAGGATCGTGCGCGTCTCCCCGCAGTCGATCCCGAAAAACTCGCGCGTCGCCCGGGGCAGCATCGCGTTAGCGACCCGCAACACGTCCTTGGATTGCGACTCCGAATTGGACATGATCTGCACCAGCGGCATCCGATGCCGCACGCCCGTCCAGCCGCCGTCGCGGTACACCAGATGGGCCGGCCCGATGAACTCGCAGTCACACAACGCCCCGCCGAACGGGTCCTTGCCGGTTCCCTTGGCGCCGCGCTTCACCCCACGACGCCACACCCACCGGCCAGTCTCGGGGTCGTACTCATACCAGC